TTAAGCAGTGGTTTCTTCATGGTGTTTTTCCTCTATTGCCTGTTGCAGTTTTTTGAAGCCGTTATCATCTTCCCGCGGCAGTTTTATATTTTCCGATTCCTCCGCGACAGAAAACATACTGAATGTGTCGTAAGTAGCCGCGACTTTCTTTTTGATGCCGAAGTATTCTTTCCCGACTATACCGTCTTTCCCGCTGATGAGATACCAACGTTTAATACATACGAATGATTTCCCGCCAGTTAAAAGCTTTATAACATAGCCTTTCAGCCCGAAATTGGTAAGTTTGCGGTGTATGTGATTATATTCAATAACGCCGCGAATTTGGCGGTCAATGCTTCTATCCATTTGCGTGATTAAAATAATATCAAAACCGAATTTCCTATGCTGTGAAAAGAAAACAACCCAATCTTGACGGTCTTTCCTGTTAAATTCACGAGAATTGAATAAAATGCTTGCTTCGTCTATCATTATAATTGTCTGCCCCTCACGCGCAAGCCGTCCCTTGCTGTCTTTTTCGTGGTTTTCAAGGTGAAATCTGATAAACTCCGCAGGGGTCATGTTCGCTGTTGGTTTATACGTGAACCGCTCTTTTTGTTCTTCGGGCAGGTCAATAACGAAATTAGCGATAACGTTTATCTTCCTTTTGGTTGCCCTGTGTACAAGTGCTGTTGCGTGATAACTTTTCCCGCTCCCCGGCGTTCCTGTGTAAATAATTACTGCCATGTCCTTACTCTCCTGTACCTTTATCTTTAGGGGTGGGGAGCCCGCCACTCTCACGAGCGGCACCCCGCCCCTAAAGATAAAGGCGCAACCGTTGAGTTACGCCCGTTTGAATTAACCGTTAGACACAGTGCCGAACATCTTTTTAGCAAGTTTTATGCCCTTGAAAACAGCGAAGATTCCAAGACCAACGCCAAGCACGCCTATGATTATCGGCATAATATCCGTTGCCGCGCCTTTGAACTGTGCGGTAATATCGTCTGCGTAAGTTGCAAGACCTGTATCACCTGTTGCCGCGAACGATTGAACAGCCGTTAAAGCCATTGCCGAAACTGCCGCTGTTACTGCAAGAATCTTTCTCCAAAACTTCTTTAACATTGATATTCTCCTTTCCTTAATTATTTTTAAACAGTATGTTGTAACATACCGAATAAACCAAACCAATAAGCCACGCCGTCCCGCATAACATTAACCCGGCACCCAAGCCGATAAATCCGAGTTGCATGTATTCTGTAAGCATTTCATCACTTCCTTAACTGGCGGAATACGTTCGCGCCGAGAACCGCGCCTGTGAATACGATTAGGACTATCAGCATGTTATTCTGCTGACTTAAAAGCATGAATAACCGTTCCTGTGCAATTATATCCATACTTTACGCTCCTTCCGATATTGCGGGGTTGTCTTTTAACACTGTGACATACTCCACTTTTCCGTACTTATCGTAAGCAAACAGTATTTCCCTGCCAACAAGCCCCGGTATTTGGTCTTGGGTTATTTTCAGAAACCCTAAAAGAAAGTTGTAATTTACTTTCACCTGTTCAACAAAATTGCCGAACCCTTTTTCCGAAGCGGATATTAACCCATGAAACACAACATTATGATAATCGTTTCCGTTGTAGTTTCCTTTTTTAATCCCTATTCCTACTACGTTCATTGCTGTTACTCCTTTCCCTGTTATTTTTTATTAAGGTTGCCCCTTTGAACAACCCGATAAAACAATCTTCGTTTTCTTCTATGTAAAATAAGGAAAAATAATAAGCGTTTAAAGCTTCTTGTTTATCCTGTAAATTGAGGTGGTTGACTTCGCCCGTTTTCCGTACCCTTATAACAGTGTACATGTGTAACCGTACTCGTTTCTTTGTTTTTCTATTTTTTCCGGAAACATTACTTCTAAGACATTGATGTGTGTATGGATTTCGCACTTGTTGCAGTCTGTTACGTCTGCCCCGCTGTTTTTGCATGATATACAGCGTTCTTTTAGATAGGTGTATCTTTCAATATTCATTACAATTATTCCTTTTTAAAAAACTAACCACTATATATAGTATATCACAAAATGTTTATATTGTAAACATTTATATTGTTTAAATATTAAACAATTTTTTTGTTAAATTTGTACAATTGTGCTATAATAACGGTTAGTAAATCTAAAGAGAGGTGAACGGCATGTTTAATGATAATTTCTGTAAACGATTACAAAAAGCAAGAAATATGTCAGATTTAACACAAGAGACTGTTGCTAAGACATTAGACATTAAAAGGAGTACCCTTGCAGGATATGAAACGGGGGTAGCACAACCAAGTCTTGAAACTCTCGGGAAATTAGCAAAACTTTATGATGTTAGTTTAGACTGGTTGATTTTAAAAGCTATAGCATAATCATCACTAAGAGGTGTCACAATGGATTCTAACACATTAATCATTATAGGCGTTGGCGTTGCTTTTATATTTCTTCTGCTTGCTAACCTTGCGAAGAAAAAGCCTGTAAAATCATCTAAGCAAGAATCAGAAGAACCGCAGGAGATAAAGGAAGATGTGTTTCCTTACGTTTTAAATGACAGTGTTTTCAGCAATAAAGAAAGCAAGTTTTATAAATCATTGAAGCCTATAATTGAAAAACTCGACTTAACCGCTTTTACAAAAATGCGGATAGCCGACCTTGTTTCTATTCCGAAAGATAATCCGCAATACATGAAGTGGTTTAATTACATTAAATCCAAACACATTGATTTTATTATTTGCAGGGAGAATAAACCCGTGCTTCTTATAGAAGTAGATGACAGCACACACGACCGCGACAGCAGAAAAAAGCGTGATGAACTTGTTGACAAGATTTTTAATCAATTAAATTTTCCGATACTGCACATCAGATTATGGAATGATGATGAACTGGAAAGCCAAATCAAAAAAAAATTGGGACTTTTATTGCCGCAATAATTGACATTGTGCATAATGCACAATTTAAGGTGAAATCGAATTTTTTTACATGTGCAATCCTACAGTAAGTTTGCTTTATTTGGTCATTGGTCATGGGACACATAGGGGGGTGTCGTAGTACCCCCCTATTTTTCGCCCCGTCAGCTTCATTTTAATCATACCTTTAAAGTATCATTTATTGTTTATAGCTTCCCTGCTGATTTTTCACCGCTCACCGTCGCGCGGCTGATGTAGGCGCATAGTCTGCCTTGTGGCACTGTCACCCTCACGGTGACGGTTGCGACCGTCAAGCGTTCGACACACCGCACCAGCGCGGGACACGCGCTGTATGTGCGGCGTAAGTGATAGAGGTAGTCATTTCGGCTGATAATGAAAAAAGAGGTCACAAAAAAAAAGCAGTTGCATTTCTGCCCTGCATTTGGTTATTTTCCCGTGATTAAATTATTAATTATACGAAATTAGCCCTTTCTGTAATTCTTGTCAAGTCCTTTTCCCTCTGTCCTCTATTATATCACACAGGCTTTTCTTTTTCAAGCATTTTTGTCTGATTGTTTCGCCGGCTTGTTATGTAGCGGTTGATACTGATTGTAGAAAAGTTCATAATCACATTGAACCAATCCTTTAAGCCCTCACTGCGGGTATAGTCTACGAGTTCTTCAAATTCGGTTACATCGTTTATTTTAATGAAATCTACAATATCTTCCTGTATGCGTATGCGCTCCGACTGCGATGCCATACACAGGCTATCCAAATCAGCACCACCGTGGCATTTGATGTCGTTCCAGTCATACTGGTATTTTTCGGGGTTATCCTTGTGAACCATGTAGCGGATTGAACCCTTGACCGACTGGCAAGGAATAGGAATTGGTGCAGTTAAAGAATCTGTAAGCTGCTTAACCTGTTCATATGATTTATGGGACGGAAATAACAGCGTGATATGATGATGAGCCTTTTTAAACTTTTCATCTTCGGGGCTGTCTTCCGTCCATTTCGGGTTTACGTCCAAATCATGCACAGGGCTTTCGACCCACTCAATACGTGTTTCATTGATTATATCCCGCCAATCTTTTGGGGCTGATTCGGGGTATAGAATGAAGTTCCAGTTTCGGGTGCGTCCGTCTTTTGTCTGCATTATATTGCCCTCACCCAACGAAGAGTTATTTGCAACAGATAATAACCGCCGATTACGCCAGTCCAACCAATCATTGTATTAGAAATCATTTTAAAAGGAATCACCCAATTGATATATCCTAAAACGTCCCGAAGCTGTTGGGGCATTTCTAAGCCGAGCGAAAACGGCGAGGACGGCAGTAAAAGCATTATCCCTGCAATTGCCAATATACAGATTCCGTAAAATATTAAATTATCCAT